TGGGTGGTGGACTACAAGACGGGTAAGGACAAGTACCCTGACAAGGAACAACTCACGCTCATGTCGCTCATGGTGTTCGCACACTTCCCGATCATACGTATGGTGAAGTCTGCTCTGTTATTTGTAGTGAAAGACACAATGGTCAAGCACAAGGTCATGCTTGAAGAAGCCACGACTTATTGGCAGGACTATCGTGAACGGGTAGCGCGTCTTGAAGCAGCGTTTGCTAACAACGTGTGGAACCCAACCGCAACACCACTATGTCCGTGGTGTCCTGTAAAGACTTGCGAATTTAATAAGGGGTATTGATATGACACAAGTAAACGGCAAACGTGATTACAAACACGCTTATAAATTACAGAAGAAATCAGGGGAAACCAAAGATCAGATTGAGCGCCAACGCGCAAGGAGAATGTATGACAAAGAAGGCATCGACCGTAAAGAAAAGCATATCGACCACGTTCATCCCATTCGCAGCGGGGGATCTTCTAATAAAACAAACACACGCCTCAGATCCCCAACTAGAAACATGGCTGACAACGGCAAGTGATGATGAGTTAATTGTTTTGTGGGACGCACGTTACGGTAGCGGGTGGACGCTCACGTATGCAATTGTAGTAAGTCTTAACTGGAGAGAAATGGACGACGAAGAGCGCTTCAAGTATTCGCTTACTAATCAAATGATACTAAGAGGCTTAGTAGATAAACATCACCACATGGCTGAGCAAGCAACGCTATACAAACTAAAATGCAAATCATAGAAAATAAAGCAGTGTTACTCAGGACACGCAAGCCTGACAAATACACTGTCATACCAAGGAGTAAGCACCTCGGAGAGATAGCGCCCGGACTGCATGAGGTGCTCGTGTTCTGGGGTTTAGACGAGATGCGTGTCTTGCGTAATCTGGGTGTTAAAGCTGTGCCGTCCCCCATCAAGGCTAAGTATGATTGGCCGGGAAAACACAAACCGTTTGCACATCAGATTGAAACCGCATCGTTCTTAACACTACATCGTCGAGCGTTTGTGTTTAACGACCCCGGTACAGGCAAGACGCTGTCTGCGCTGTGGGCTGCTGACTACTTGATGAGGAAGGGTTACGTAAGACGTTGTCTTATCTTGTGCCCTCTGTCCATCATGCACGATGCGTGGATGAACGGTATCAGTAAGAGTGTTATTCATCGCAGTGCTATCGTGGCGCATCATCAGCAAGCAGTGCGGCGTATTGAAATGGTGCAGGGGGACTACGAGTTTGTCATCATTAACTATGACGGACTGAACCTGATTGCTGATGAAGTTAAGGCAGACGGCAGGTTCGATCTTATTGTTGTGGATGAAGCGAATGCTTATAAAAATGTGAGCACTCGTCGGTGGAGAACGCTCAGTAAGTTACTTACACCACAAACATATCTGTGGATGATGACTGGCACTCCTGCTTCGCAGTCTCCGCTTGATGCGTATGGCTTAGCTAAACTTGTTAACCCAACGGGTGTTCCAAGTTTCTTTACGGCGTGGCGCGACAAGACGATGAATAAGATCACGCAGTTTAAGTGGGCTCCCAAAAAGCAAGCCGCTCAACTTGTGTTTGATGCACTACATCCTGCAATACGTTATACAAAAGAAGAATGTACAGACCTGCCGCCTGTGCTTGTTGAGACCCGTGATATACCGTTAACGCCACAGCAGAGAAAGTATTACGTCATGCTTAAGGAACGTATGCTGGTGCAAGCTGCGGGGGAGACAATCACAGCCGTTAATGCTGCTGCGGGTGTCAGTAAGTTATTGCAGATCAGCGCTGGTGCGGCGTACACAGACGGTCGAGAAGTTGTGGAGTTTGATTGCAACCCACGCCTGTCCGTGCTCATGGAGGTGTTAGAAGAAACGAAACGCAAGGTGCTGGTGTTTGCTCCCTTCAGGCACAGTATTGACACAATCAATAACTATCTCAACAAGCACGGTGTTGCTAACGAGTTGATACATGGTGACGTGTCGGTAAAAAAGAGAACAGATATATTCAAGCGTTTCCAGACTGAAGACACTCCGCGTGTTCTGGTGATTCAACCACAAGCTGCATCACATGGTGTAACGCTGACTGCTGCCGACACCGTTATCTTCTGGGGTCCAGTGATGTCTGTTGAGACTTATAAACAATGTATCGCTCGTTCAGATCGTATCGGACAGGACTCAACCAAGGTGACCGTCATTCACCTACAGGGCAGTGACATTGAGCGCAAGATGTTTAAGGTGTTGGAGGAGCGTGTGGACGACCACTCCATGTTGATAAAACTTTATGAATCGGAGGTTGCACGATGACAAATTGCATGTATAATCTTTGACATAACAAAAGGAGAGATGATATGGAACAAATTCCAATGGACAAGTTGGCGCGTGTGTATCTCAAGATACGCGCACGTATTCAACAGCTTACGCAAGAGTATGAGTCTGAGGTTGAAGAACTGAAGGCGCAGCAGGATGAAATCAAAACTGCGCTCAAGGATCAGCTAATGGCTCTTGGCAGTAAATCGGTGCGAACCGATCAAGGAACTGTGATCTTGTCTACCAAGACACGGTACTTCACACAAGACTGGGATTCATTCAAGCAGTTTGTCACAGAGCATGATGCGCTTGATTTGTTTGAGCGGCGTATTCATCAAAGCAACATGGCAAAGTTTCTTGAAGAAAATCCTTCTCTTGTACCCCCCGGTCTTAACTCTGATAAAGAGTACGACGTATCTGTAAGGAAACCTACTAAATGAGTAACGTAACAGTTTTTAATGCAAACAAAGCCCCGTCGTTCGCTAAGTCGCGTGGGCTGTCCACTATAGCTAAGTCACTCACAGGTGGCGGTGCAGCTAGTGGTAAGAACATCTCCATCAAAGGCGGTGTGTTTCGTTTGATCAGTGACGGTAAAGAGATCGCTGCGATTGATGATCGTCACCTTGATGTTGTGGTTGTTGCTGCTGCCCCCAAGGTTGGTCGTACGTTTTACATGGGCAAGTACGAAGAAGGTAAGACTACATCTCCTACCTGCTGGTCTGCTGATGGTGATAAGCCTGACGCATCGGTACAAGAAAAACAACATAGTAACTGCGCTGACTGCCCTCAGAACATTCAGGGTAGCGGAGAAGGTACAAGCCGTGCCTGTCGCTTCTCTCAGCGTATTGCTGTGGTGCTTGCTAATGATGTTGAAGGCGATCCCTTGGCGTTGTCACTTCCTGCCACTAGTATCTTTGGTAAAGAAGTTAATGGCGACATGCCGCTTCAAGCCTACGCACGTTGGCTGGCTGCACAGAACATCAACCCTGAAGAAGTTGTCACACGTCTGCGTTTTGATACTAAGGCTGCTGTACCCAAGCTTTACTTCAAGACCATGCGTTGGCTGACTGATGAGGAGTTTGCGTCAGTGACAACCCACATGGAAGCACCTGCTACGCAGAAGCTTGTGGTGATGTCTTTCTCAGCGCAACAACAAGTTGCTGCCCCTGCTGCACCACAGATCGAAGGCTCACGCCCTAAAGCCGCAGCTAAGAGGAAAGCTGAAGTTGTTGAGGATGCAGGTGATGACGAGCCTGAAGTGCGCAAAGAGTCAGCCCCTACTAACGCAGTGCCCAAGAAGTCTGGGATTGCTGCTACTGTAGATGCTTGGGATACCGACGACTAATTAACAGGGGGCGCAAGCCCCCTTACACACTATGCCCTATTCTGAACGAACCAAAAACGCAGTTAAACACGCCCCACGTACGCTCGGCTCGCGCCTCGGACGATGGGCCATACACCGAGACTTCTCTGTACTACGTATTTCAAAATTTACAGGGGCGACAAGACAGACGGTTTATAACTGGCTGTCAGGCGTGGAAGTTACCCCAGCCTACCGCTCACGTGTGCAGGAACTCATCAATATTCTTGAGCGGCAACCAACAGCCGATCACGCATGGAGACAGATATGCGAGGACTACAACCTACAAGCATGACAGACTCAGAGCTGTTGAATTATTGTGAAATACATTGGGATGAACTTGAGCCTGACTATTTGAAAGAACTGATAAAGCGTATGGCGCGGTATATGGAAACGCACATCCCTGATATTGCTGAACCGAAAGACGGACGCCAGTTACCCCTGTTCTGACCTGTGGAGTTTTCATGCAACCGCAAGAGTTTTTGGCGGCGGTACTCCCATCGACGGGTGTGTACTGTGTTGCCGAGCTAACAAGTAAAAAGAAAGAGCATGTATTTGCAACGAACTTAGGAGAGTTTGAGCATGTCGTAGATAAGTGGGTTAAGGACAGACGGGACGTTTACTTCGCGCTTGCTACATTTAAGGAAGAAGGAAACCGCACGGCTAAGAATGCAGAGTTCATACGCGCTGCATTTCTGGATATGGACGGCTACGAAACCAAGCGTGATGCAGCCGAGGCGCTTGACGTGTTCCTTGAGAAGACAGACCTTGCACAACTAGGCCAGCCACTCGTGGTTGATTCAGGGGGTGGGCTCCATGTGTATTGGCCGTTCACTGAGGACATTCCGATTGATGTATGGAAACCTGTTGCAGAGAACTTAAAACGTCTGTGCGCTCAGGAGAACATGCGTATCGACAACACCGTGACTGCGGATGCAGCGCGTGTGCTGCGCATACCGGGGACGGTCAACTTTAAGCCTAAGTACCCTAAGCCCCGTGCTGTGCGCATCATGGTGGAGGCAAAGCCCAAGGCGTTTGACTTTGCTACGTTTTCTGGACAACTTATTAAGAAACTAAACGGCCATGCCTATAGTCCCTTACTGGCGCAGAAGATTGAGATCGAAGGCGAACGACCTAAAGGCGCACGATCAGAAACATCCGTCAAACTGTTTGACAATTTGCAGAGCGAGTTTAAGCTTCTGTGGATTAAGACGATTGAAGGCACGGGTTGTAAACAGCTTGCGTATTACAAAGAACACGCCAGCGACGACGGCATGGAACCAATATGGCGAGGCTTACTATCTTGGACAACGCGTTGTACAGATGGAGGTGACTATGCGAGTCGCCTTTCGGAGATGCACCCGTATGACGAAGATCGTATGCGGCAGAAGCTGCGCGAGATTAAAGGCCCATATCCGTGCGTCAAGATGGATAGCGAGAATCCGGGCGTTTGTACAAAGTGTCCGCACTGGGGGAATATAACCAACCCGCTTGTTATATGCCGTACTTTGGCAACAGATAACACTGAGAAACACATTGAGATACAGGATGAGGAAGAAGTAGTACCGTTTCAGATTACTCGTCCTGCACCTCCTCGTGGTTACAGCTATGGCGCA